AGGGTTGACGTAAACCTCTCGGATATAATTAAGCTGGAACTCTTCTAACTTAATAGGCTGTCCGACTAAAGCACCTTCTGGTACGAAGCAGTACCGCTCAATAAATGCAATAACCTTGTCAGCTTTTGTCATTAGTTAAATACCCTTGCTATTAAGCCATCATCATCATTGATAGCATTTCTGGCGTCTTGATAGAGTTGATTAGTTTTCACTTGGTCTCTACTCTCGCCATTCGTTGCTCGGCTATGAATCTGTAAACTACGACACATTTGGATCTCTCGCTTATACAAATCCTCAATCACATAATGCAATGGATGCAGCTTCATAGTGCCAGAGTCAGTCTTAATCCAGCGGCTAGCGGTTGTGTTTAATTCATTCTCGTAGCGGTCAATTTCTACATATAGTTTCGCTAACTTAACCGCTCGTTCTTTATCAATCGGCGTCCAACTATCAAGCGCACGGCTATTGATAATACTTTCCCAGTAGCGCATTTCTGCTTTAGTTAGTTTTTCAGGCGGCTCTAGCGTTTGCTGTGCGGCTTTAGCAGCCATCGCCTTTGCCGTAGAGCTATCACTACGGATTTTTCTACTACTCATAGGCTTTACCTCTTAAAGTTATTAAAATGACAAGAAAAACTGGGTTAGCAATAAAAAAGAGTTTCAGGGGCGGTATTTCAGCCTTTTCTTCTGAACTTTTTACCCACCCTTCCCCCTATTAAAAGGATGCTCAGGGTCAATCGGCAATCCGTTTTCATCGCACCCGATATGATTTACTTGTTTTGATTCTGCTTTCTGCTTAGCGCTATCATGATGTAGCTTACAGAGCGATTGCAGATTTTCTGGGTCAAGGAATAGAGCAATATCACCCTTATGCGCCTGTATATGGTCAACTACTGTTGCTGGCGTTAATTTCCCCTCCCTTAAACAGAAAACGCATAAAGGTTCTTTTGCTAGATGATCTAATCTAAGCTCTTTCCACGCTTTTCGGTTATACAAGTAATGCCACGATTCTTTACTCATTGCGCTCTATTTGTTACATATACATCACATAGCTTGCGTATTTTCTCGGGGATTTCTCTAATCAATCCCGAAACCATACACAAAATATGTAGCATATAAAACACAAAAGGGAGCCATTACACTCCCTTCTGCTGATTAACTTTAATGAGAAATTCAAACTAATCACTATTTAAACCCAGCTTTTACCTGTGCTTGCCATTCTTTGATACTATTGATTTGATTAGCACATACATCACGTTCTTTAATGACTACCATTAAATAATCAATAGCATCGGCGTAGGTTTTCCCATTAAATCCTGTTCTCTCACATTGCACCAAATACGCAGCTGGCGGATAGACGTAATTAGCTTTTGTTACTACCTTTTGTGTGCAGCCGCTTAATACTGTCGATAACAGCACCAGGCATAACAACACCGCCACATGGCTCTTTGATAAGAATTGTTTTAACATTCTCACGCTCCGTTTCCATCTGTGTCTTTAATTCATTGGTAATCTTTTGCTGATATTCAACCGCTTGCTTTTCTGTTTCCAATTGAGTTATCAACTCTTGGTTTACTACTTGCTGCTCTGCAATCAATGAATCCTTTGCTTTTACTTCGGCATTTAGTTCGTCAATCTTTGATGATTGATAAAGCAACCAACCACCAAGAGCAACCACTACCAAAGCTAATCCACCAACCAGCAATCCCATTAACTTAGTAAATCCATCTAACATAAACACCACCTTAAATAGCGGTGCGGTTTAGGCTCTTCTATTTACGCTTTCGCCATCTGAGTTACTTAGTCCCATAACCGCACCGCCAATCCTACAAGCCTGATAAACACAATGCCTTTTCTTTTTCTCGGCGAATGATTAAACCTTTCAACTTACGACCACCTGAATATACCCAGCGAGGCAATTCATTACACACACCTTGCCAATCACTAGCATTAGCTTTTCGGAATAAAGTTGATTTGGATAATGTACCGCAGCCCACATTAAAAGTAATAGACACCGATGCATCAAATACAGATTGTGGCATTTGCTTACCGTTTGCTAAACGATTAACACAACGTTCAGCAATTACCACATCATTCTTCCAGCGACGAGCAATTTCAAAATCAGAATAAATCTTCTTCGCTTCGATAGGCTCACCACCTGCTGCTGTACTTCCTACACCTACTGTTAAAACATCAGCAGGGCATTTGTAAGGTTCACGACGGCAACCTTCCGCATTACCAATAATTTCTAACCCTTCAGGGCTAGTGCGGAATTCATCGCTATAGCTGGTAATCATAATGGCGATCATCGTAAGCACAGAACAAGCACCGCCAACCTTACCAAGTGTTCCCCATTTATTACTACTCATCACTAAGCCCCTGTTCTAAACGTTTCACTTTTAATTGATGAATCTGCTCAGCTCGCTCTTCTTCACGCTTTTTAATCTTACGCAGATGATATTTCTCAATTAAATTCACAATAGCTGTTACTGCACCGATAACTAAACTGACTAATGCCAGCAACTCTTGAGCAGACATCAACGAGAAGAAACCACCAATGCCAGCCCACCAATAACTTTGATTGCCAGGGTCTTTAAACATTTTACTTATTACCTTACCCCTGAAATTGGGGAATAAAAAAGCCCCGACTGGCTAAACCAATCAGGGCTATAAAATTCAATCGGTGAACATCACTTACACGACGACCACCATATATTGAAATGATAGGACAAGATGACAAGTTCGTCAATACGTTATTTTGATATTTTTTGCTTGTTCTTTACCAGTTCGCAGAAGAACGAAGCCAGTTACCAATAGCTCATGAATTATTGATTTTGCTAGATCTAGTTCCTTTTCAACATTTCGCTTAATTGTTTTAAGGCTTGGCACTCTTACATTTGATTTACCAGCACAGGGTTGCATTACAACAGCACCGCATTTTTCACGCATCTTGGCTGCGATAAAGTTCACGGTTCGCTTATTCACATAGTACGCAAACAAAATAAAGTGTAGCGTGCTGTCATTCTTAACAAAGAACTGCTCAACTACTTGGCTGATCATAAAGCCTGTTTCATCATCGCACATCGGTTCGCTCGGCTCAGCTGGAATAGCAGACTGCATCAATTTCGCAATAATGTTCAGTTTTTCTTTATCAATTCGACCGCTACGAATCCACGATCCCCACGCATACATATTTTCATCAACGAACTTTTCTTGCTCCATTGTTAGTTGTTTTAATTCGCTGAATTTACTCATCATCTAATCCTTTAATCTTAACCACCACCATTCCGCCTTTGCGGATTTCGTCCATTCCTACCACACGATAATCTTTAATGATTTTATTGTTATCGTCCTTAATCAATCCCGAAGCCGTTAAAGCATCGAATAAGGCTTTTTGAAGATTATCAGGATCACGCTCTCGTTTATCAGGATAGAACACTTCCATTTTGATTTTTACTGCACCAGCAAACGGATCGAACAAACGACAAATTTTCAACACTTCCACCCGAAAAGCCTTACCTTCTGCTGAAATATAATGCTTACCGCTACGAGTATGTCGCCAATAATGGTTTACGCTTGGCGGATAGGGTAAAGCCAGCTCTAAATAATCACTCATAATTTCCCTTCTAAATCACCCCATATTTCTCAATCACTAATGCCCCAAATACAGCTAACATAAACGCATAACTGATTAACCAATCTTTATACTTTCTTCAAATTCTTTAATCTCCTTTTCTGTCCATCTCTTACCACAGCGAAAACCAGTGCATTCAAACGGTTTTTCTTTATCAATTTCTGACTTTTCGGAAAAATTCCGCCAATCCTTTAAAACAGAACCACAAAAAGGGCATTTTAATAAACATATATCCATGATTTACCTCTCAATAACTAATGCTTCCATCCCAATCGCCTTATCTAAAAATTGATACAAGAGCGATAACTGCGAACCATACTCCTGTTCAAAATGTGATGTACTTTTATGTAACTCATCGTGATGTATGCGACACAGCGGAATCGTAAATAAATCGTGTGCCTTACTGCCCATCTTACCGCCATAGCCAATAATATGATGAGGGTCATCAGCAGGACGGCCACAACAAACACAAGGCTGAGATTTCACAAACTGCAACCATTTACGGCATTCAAATTTTTTTAACTTCGGTATTGCTAAAAAACTCGCAAGCGGTTCAGGATCGACTTTCAACGATAGTAACGGATGTATCTTCTCTCGTAGGGTTGGTATCGCCTCTTGTCGCTCAGCACCAATTGAACTCTCTTTTGTTAAGTCTAATTTAGTGCGTAACCCCATAAAAACTCTTAATTCATCACGATCTAATTCAGACAATAAGTTATTTAAGCAAGCCCAAAAGACTAAATCAGAGTATGTAACAGGCGCATTTACTGGTTTTTTTAATGTTGTACGAATTGATTTTGCAATAAATTGCATCCAATTCTGATCAGCTAAATCCGCCAACTGATTAGCTTCTATCTCACCTTCCAAGAAAAGTCGGTCGTGATGCCAACATAAACACACCAAACCAGTATCTACTTCCGCCACTGTTTTTTCTTTATGGCAATACACGCCATCTCTACATTGGCACGTTTGGATATTTCTCACATAATTCAAATAAGCATTATCAATGCTCATTTTCTGTCTGACTTTTTTTGATTTCGCAAACGCCATCAATGCAGGGCAGCTTGTTACGTCATCATAATCAACGTGAGATACCTTACCCGATTTGGCGGTTTGCAGAGCTAAAGGAGCAGGGCTTAATAAAGTTCGCTCGCCAAAAGCAGATGGAGCGATATTTGGCGGAATACGGTAAAACACTAAACCAACTTCAGTTTGGAAATAAGGCGTTAGTAATAAAGACTCCGACATGCTTACAACTCCCAAATGCCGAAATAGCCACAACTCTCTGTACGATTTAACGCACATCCATCACTGGCTTGAGGGAATGGTTTAGGTGTAATCAAATGCCCCTCGCATCGGAAGCGATCATCGCTCATTTCCCCGCAAAAAGAAGGTTCATTAGGAATATACCAATCAGACAAAGGTGCACCACATTTAGGGCATTTATGCTTACTCATGGCCAACCACCTGTAAAATCTTGTCATAACTCACATAACTTGTGGTAAACCCTTCTGCACAAGGGTCGAATACCGCAAACATCTGCCATTTAGGATTATCATTAACTGGCTCACCAGTTACAGGATTGATAAAGGCTACACGCTTGCCGATAATGTCGATAACTTCTGTCGCATTTTCTCGGATCAACTTGAACCATTCCGTGGACTTATCCGCATTCAACAACATCACGACAAAGCATTGTTTTTCGTTCATTAGGCGAATGGCTTGTTTTACAAACTTTTCCACATGGCCACGACCGTATGGCGGATTGATAAAAATTCTGGCTTGGTTTTCGATAATGCTGTCAATGTTTTCAAAATTTAGGAAATCAATCTCGGGCGTAATGAAATAATCACAGACTTTATTTTCCACCGTAGCGGCACCGTCCCACTTAACCGCCCAACGACGTTTCACATAAACCGCACATTCAGGTGGTGTCTGCCACGAGTTTTTGTCAAATTGTTGCTCTGTCATTGGTTTTCTCCCATTTGCGGAATTTTCAACGTATCAATTTTCGCCATCACTTCCTCGATGGATTGCTTACAGGCGAATAGCGTGTCACGTTCAAGCGGTCGTTTGTTTTTTACCGTAATGATTCC